TCAGAATACTATAAAACCATATTGAATTTATTAAAAATTCGAGAGCGGAATTAAAGGGTGTTGAAATAATGGCAAGAGTTAAAGCGAAGTCTAAAGACAAAAGGTTAATCATTGCAAAAGAAATGCCTCCGCTTAGGCGAACTTTGCCGGGCGAAAAATATAGTTATAAAAACGATGAAGTTTTTAAATGGATTTCTCAAAGACCGGGATTAATTAATTATGTATTCGACAAGCTTGCAGTAAATGGTTATATTTTCTATGATTCCAAAACAGGTATGTGGCAAGGTGAAAATTATGAAGATGAAAGCGAGTAAGCAGAATGAAAGAGATTATGGAACGCATAAAAAGTAGAAGAAAATCTTTAGGATTAAGTTTTCAACAATTAGCTGACCTTACAAATATGAGCAAATCAACATTGCAACGCTATGAAACAGGTGGAATTAAAAATATCCCTCTTGATAAATTAGAAATTTTAGCAAAATCATTAAAAACTACACCAGAATGGATTTTAGGACGAGATAAAAATAAAGTGGGAATTATTATGATTGAATTTTTTATGCCAATGATACCTCCAACAGTAACAGCTCAAGAACATAAAGTCACGATAAGGAATGGTAAGCCTATGTTTTATGACTCACCAGAGCTTAAAGAGGCTAAATCGAAAATCTTATCAGGACTTTATCCACACAGACCTCAGAAGCCTTTTGAAGGCGGTTTACAGCTAATTGTAAAGTGGTTATTTCCGAAAGGCAATCACAAGAATGGAGAATATCGTATAATAAAGCCTGATACAGATAATCTTCAAAAGATGCTTAAAGACTGTATGACAAAATCAGTTTTTTGGAAAGATGACGCTTTGGTATGTTCGGAGGTTATCGAAAAGTTTTGGGCTGAACAGCCAGGAATTTATATCAGAATTGAAGAAATACAAAGGCATATAGATTAAGGAGAAATCAGAATGAACGACAACGATAATGTAAATCACCCTACGCATTATACTGGCAAGTTTGAGTGCATAGAGGTAATGCTTGAAACCCAAGGCAAAGAGGCAGTGCAGAACTTCTGTATTTGCAACGCTTTCAAGTATCTTTACAGGCATAAGAACAAGAACGGTGACGAGGATATTGAAAAAGCAATTTGGTACTTGAATAAGTATTTGGAGTTAAGGAGTGACTGGAATGACGGCGAAAGAATATCTTATGCGTATAAGAAATCTTGATGGATTTATAAATGCAAAAATAAAAGAAAAGTCTGAACTTGAAAAGCAAATGACTTGCTTAAAGTCTGTACAGTTTGGTGAAAAAGTTAAAACTTCTTGTTCTGACAATGCACAAAAAACTATTGATAAAATAATCGATATGTGTAATGAAATTGATGAAGAAGTTGATAAGTTGGTTGATTTGAAAAGAGAAGTCAGAGAAAAAATAAATCGTTTATCCGATAATAGATTTAAAAGCGTACTTATTGATTATTATATAAATGGTATGACTCTTGATGAGATAGCAGAGGATATAAAATATAGCAGAATACATACTATTCGCATATATGGAAATGCACTTGATAATTTTGAAAAGATGATACTAAATGATATTGAATGATACTCTTAGTAGTAGTAAAATGATATTGTGAGATGAGGGCGGAAGAGAGTGCAATGGGTTACTCAAGTTGCGACCAGTAACTCGGACGCAGATGCTGCACTCCACCGCCAACAACTTGCGTACTTCTTTCTGTATACGATACGCACCGCATTTAGCGGTGCGATGTGCTGACATAGCTCAAGTCAGGTCGGTAAGAGCTAAGATTATTTCTTGATGCAGGTTCGAATCCTGCTGTCAGCCCCAAGTGAGAGTTGCATTTTTGTACCTCCTGATATTTTGCATAAGAGCCGTCCAATAGGGCGGCTTTTGTGTTGTAAGAAAAGAGATGATTCTATGCTTAAATCTTGTCAATACTGTGGCAGAATACATAAGCAAGGAGAAGAATGCAAACTAAAGCCAAAACCAAAGAGAAAATACTATAAGAAAAAACTTACAGAAGAGAATAAAGAAATAGAGAAATTCAGGTGGTCTAAGCAATGGCAACATAAGCGTGAATATATAAAAAAGCGTGATAATTATATGTGTGTTGCGTGTTTATTAGGGCTTAGGAATACTGCTAAGAGATTGAATACTGTTGGGCTGTCTGTACATCATATCATACCGATTGTTGTTGATTTTGATAAGCGACTTGACGATGATAATTTAATTACCTTATGCTCGCTACATCATCGTATGGCTGATAATGGGGAAATAGAAGCAGATGTCCTTATTAAAGCAATTACTTAGAACTCCCCCCCAAGGTGTTTGACCTTAAATCTTATATAACGGAACACCTAACGCGGAGCCAACAACACACAAACAATTCCCAAAATGAAATTTTGAAAGGAGGCGGTCTGATGGCAAGACCTGCAAAGTCGATAAAAACACAAAGCAGACACAATACAAAAGCTGAAACAAAAGAGCGTGAAGAAGCCGAAAACCGCCTCAAAGGTAATTCAAATATTGAAATTCCTGCGTATCTTACAGAAAATCAGAAAGTCATTTTTGAGTATATAAAGAGTGTCCTCGATAGTGAAGGGGCAGATATTCTCGGCCAGCTTGATGTATATATTCTGTCTCAAACAGCTATTACAATAGACAGACTTCGCACTATTGATGAGCAAATAAACTCAATTCCTACATTGATGACAGATAAAGACATCATTTCAGCAAGAAAAGCTTATACACAAGAATTTTTTCGATGTTGCAACGAGCTGAGCCTATCTCCTCAAGCAAGAGCAAAAATAGGAAGCCTTAACCTTAGTAAGAAAAAGGAACAGACGGACCCACTCTTGCAGATTTTGAAAAGAGCTGATAGCTCGTGAAAATTCGGAAACATCAAAGCTATAAATACGCCAGTGAGGTTTGCAATGGTGAAATTATTGCTCCTAAATATGTAATAATTCAGTGCAAAGAATTTTTGAAAATTGCTGACGGAAAATCGGAAAAATACTGCATCAACGAAGATACAGTAGATTTAATTGATAATATTTTGAAATTGCTTGTAATGGCAAGAGGTTTGAAAGCACAACAAACAATCTATGAAGCCTTTGCAGGATTTCAATTCTTTCTGATAATCGCCGTACTTTGCACTGTTTATAAAGACAATAAAAATCATAGACGATATGAAACAGCTATATTGGAGATATGCCGAAAAAACGGCAAAACCTTCCTTGTAGCTGTTATTTTTATAATTCTGTTTTTTATAGAGCCGAAATTTTCAAAGTTTTATAGTGTTGCTCCTGACGGTTCTCTTTCGAGAGAAGTGCAGACAGCTATCAGAGAGATTATTCAGAGCAGTTCTGCACTTGACGGAAAGTTCAAGATTCGCAGAGATGATATACTTTGCCTGCTTAATCAAAATGACTACTTTCCGCTGAATTTCTCTGCATCAAGGCTTGACGGTAAATTGCCAAATGCGTTTGTTGCTGATGAAGTCGGAGCGTTGACAAGCAATTATCCTCTTGAGGCTATGCGTTCAGGTCAGCTTATGATACTTAATAAGCTTGGCTGTATCATCAGCACAAAGTATCCAACGATAAACAATCCATTTGAAGATGAAGTTGCTTATGCAAAAAAGGTCCTTGATGGAATTATTCAAGATGACAGTGTTTTCTCATTGTTATATGAACCTGATGAGCCTAAGAACTGGATGTCAGATGATAAGGTGATAATGCAAGGCAATCCGCTTGCTATGGTTGTTCCTGAGGTTATGGAAGACCTTGTAAAAAAGAGGGCTGTCGCAATAGAAAGCCCGCTGAAAAGAGAAAATTTCTTAACTAAACACTGCAATATAATCTATCAGGGCATAGGAACAGAAACATATATCCCTGTCGATGAGGTGCAAAAATGTAAGGTTGATAGAATAGACTGGCAAGGTCGGCGTGTGTATTTGGGTGTTGACCTTGCGGAAACAACAGATAACTGTGCTGTGGCTGTGGCTTCGCTTGACGATTACGGCAATATTCTTGCTGATGTGCTTGCTTTTATCCCAGAGGGCAGGATTGATATTAAAAATCGAAGTGAAAAGATTGATTACAGAGCATTTATTGAGGCTGGAAAGTGTATAGCTTGCGGAGATAATGTTGTTGACTATGCAGTTATTGAGCAATTTGTTTTGGACATTGAAGATACATATGGCGTTGAGGTTTGCGGAATTGCATTCGATAGATACAACGCTATGTCATCTGCTCAAAAATGGGAACAAAAATATACCAATCTTACTGTAGAGGTTAAGCAACATTCGAGCGTACTGCATCCAGCAACAAAGCTTTTGCGTGAAAAGATAATTGATGGTCAGTTTCAATATGAAGAGAATAAATTGCTTGAAATAAATTTTCAAAATGCCAAATGTGTAGAAGACACAAATAAAAATAAGTATGTAAACAAAAAGAAATCAAATGGCAAAGTTGATATGGTTGTGGCTTTGATAAATGCAGTATATTTGCTGAATGAATTTGAAATTTTAAGCGACAGTGCTTGGTCAGTACAAATTTAAAGGTGGTGAAAAAGTGGGAGTATTTCAAAGAATAAGAGAAAAGCGAATGCTTGACAGCAATTCTCTTGCAACTACATTAACATCAATAATCGGAGCTGAAAAGATAACAGAAACGGAAGCAATGAATATTCCGTCCTTAGCTGCCTGCGTTGAGTTTATTTCAAGCAAAGTTGCAGAATTGCCAATCAAGTTATATTGCGAATGTGGTGATGAAACACAAGAACTTACTGACGATAAGCGAGTAAGCCTGCTTAATGATTCCACAGGAGATTTACTTGATTGTTATCAGCTTAAAAAAGCAGTTATAAGAGATTATCTGCTTTTCGGAAATGGTTATATTTATCCCGAGAAGCGTAGAAATCAATTTGTATCTTTAAGATATATTAAGCAAAATAATGTAAATTGCGTGAAAAATTCGGACCCGATTTTTAAAAAAGCTGATTTTATGATATATGATAGAAAGTTTCGTGATGATGAGCTTATTCGTGTTTTAAGAAGCTCGACAGATGGAGTTACTGGAACAGGCGTTATTGATGAGGCTAACGAATTGCTCACCGTAATTTATAAAACAATGATTTTTGAAAAATATCTTGTTGTAAATGGTGGCAACAAAAAAGGCTTTTTGAAATCTGCACGAAAACTAAGTGATGAGGCAATGGAAAGCTTGAGAAACGCTTGGAATAAGCTATATAGCAACAACGGAAATAATATGATGCTCTTGAATGATGGCATAGATTTTAAGGAATCCTCGAATACAAGCGTTGAAATGCAGTTGAATGAAAACAAGAAAGCAAACAACGATTATGTATGCGAGATTTTTAATCTATCACCCTCTGTCATAGCTGGAACAGCAAACGATGAATCTTATACCACTGCGATTAAAACGGCTGTAATGCCTGTTATAAGGGCT